ATCCCGACACAGTCCACTCTTTTGGCATGCTGCAGGGATCGGATGATCAAGGACGATTACGAACGGGGGTTGAGTTATCGTGACATCGCGGTAAAATGGGGATTGACCACCGTGTGGATCCGGAAGATAATTCATGGTGAAGAGTCGGGTACATGGCCCGGCCAGCTTTCTATGGATCAGATCGAAAACTAATTTTCTAAAGCCCTTTGTTTTACGCGATACGCAGATTATTGATAAGGTTTGAGCTAATAGCTCAAGCCTTATTTTTATCTGGAGGTATTCATGATAACCGCTGATTCAATCCTGAATAGCATAGCAAACATATGTGTAACGGTAGCGATCGGCGTAATTGCCTTCTTCCTTCGGCGAAGTTTCACCCAGATAGATAATAAGGCTGATGCAAAAGACTGCGAACAGTGCCAGAAGGACATTCTTGCACTTAGAGCCGATATCACCACGATCAAGCAGGACTATATCACCAAAGAGGACTTCTTTCGTGAGCAGGCAAAGACCGATAAAAAGCTTGATCGAATCATGGATATCTTATTGGAATTCAAGGGATCCGGGAACGGAATTGCTCGATGATATTAAACACCGAAAAATGGCCGAGTACGGCAAAAAATAAATCAAATGTAGAAATCAAGGAGGGCGCCGGGGATGAACACTGACGATCTGAAGGCGAGAATTCGGGCAGGAAACTTTGTCGACAATAATGGCCGGGTGCTGCGGACGATCAATATTCTGCGTACGGGCTACAACAAGCTGAAAAGTATCAAGTACGCGCTGGAAGAAATCAGCGAGTCGGAATTTCTCGATTCGGTGAACTACCTCCATGAAGAAGGATATATCCACCTCCGGAACTGTGTAACCAAAGATCCGGCTGTAACAGGCCTGGCCGATACGGATTACAAGGATCTTGAAGGAAAACTCACAGGAAAAGGAATCAAGCTCCTTGCGGGCGGGATTGACGACAGTTTAATCAAGTCTTAAGGAGGATCAGGATGGCACGGCGTAAACACAGTAAGATTGATAAATTGCCCGATACACTTCGGCAGGCTGTTGAACAGATGATGCAGTCGGATTTCACCTATTCGGAGATCTGCGACTATATCAAGCAGTCCGGGCATGATATCTCTATCGGTTCTGTGTTCCGCTATGCGCAGACCCTCAATGCTTCCGTACAGCAGATCCGCATGGCGCAGGAGAACTTCCGGGTCATCATGGACGAAATAAACAAGTATCCCATGCTTGACACTTCCGAAGGAATCATCCGGCTGCTGTCTCATCACCTCTTGGAGACGATCCAGAACACTTCACAGGACCAATGGAATGAAGTGGATCCGGCAACACTAATTAAGCAAGGATCCGCGCTGATCCGCGCTGCTTCTTATAAGACCAATACGGACCTTAAGAACAAAGATATTCTGGACGCTGGTTACGAACAGGTCAAAACGATGGTTTTCGAAGCAATGTCGAAAGAACGTCCGGATCTCTACCGCGATGTCTCCGGATTCTTGGCAGCCAAGAGTCAGGAGGTCAAACAGTGATCTACGTATTACATACGATGTCCGGGAGCGAAAACGAGGTAGTTCGAGATCTCCAGCGATCCAGATATAACGCGATTGTCCTCCGGGAGAACACGACAATCCGGAGAGGCGGTTCCTGGAAGCAGGAGACTCGATATTTGCTCCCCGGATATGTATTCCTTATTCTCCCGAGCAGTATCCTCACCTGGCAGTATTCGGAGATCAAGAGAATCCACGGAATTATTCGATTTCTCGGTACCGGATATCCGGTACCGCTCCCGGAGGAAGAGGAAGCATGGGTAAGGTGGTTATCCAACGATGGATGCGACCGGCCTATCGAGGAAAGTAAAGTCGAAGTCGGAGAACAGATACGCGTCCTGGGCGGACCTCTCTATGGCCGGGAAGGACAGATCGTTAAGATCGACTCCCGGAGGCATCGAGTCAAAGTTAAAATCACGACGCTGGGAATCATGCATGAGATAAGTCTTTCTGCTGAATTGGTCACATCACTTACCTGATTAAATCTGTTGATTCGCTCCAGAATTCATCCGGAAAGCTTCGAAAAACGATCCACTGCACATCAAATGCAGATGGCGAAGCTATGCCAAACGACTAGTACCGTTTAACTCCCGTTTAACTCCGTTAAATTGACATGTGCCATTGCTAGGAGAACAAACGGGGCTACTTGCTTAGATTTGACGAATTTGGGCGTTGTAAGGGCATCAAGCGAAAGGGGAAGCAAAATGAAAAAGCAAAGCATCAAATTGCTTTCTGAGAACCTGACTGCTGCCGAACAAAAACTGGCCGAAGAGCAAAGTCACGACAAGGAATACATTCATAAGCTGTTTGAGGAATACGTAAAGCCGGATTTGGATCCTGATAGACAATCTCTTTGGAGAGACTATCAGGGCGGCGCGGAACTTACAGGACCCTCCGGACTCAGAAAGAGGCTGGCGGCGATCGATCTTGGATATTTCGCACGAGCGTATCTGTCACATTACTTCTCCCGGCCTTCTCCTCCATTTCACGTCGAGCTCGATGGAATCTGGCAGGACAACGTCCTTCACAAATTGAATCCGGTTGTCGAAGCAAAGAGGATCAGCCTGATGGATGGATCACGCTGCGTAACAGCTGCTCCCAGAGGCCACGCCAAATCCACTAACTTCACATTTAAAGACTCTTTACACGCTGTTTTATACGAATATAAACACTACATCATTCTTCTCTCTGACAGCCGTGATCAGGCAGTAGGCTTCTTGTCATCGATTGCAGAAGAGCTTGATACGAACGAGACGATCCATGAAGACTTTGGCCGGCTCGCCGGAGGCGTCTGGCGCGAAGATGTGCTTATCACTAAGACCAAGATCAAGGTCGAGGCTATGGGTGCCGGACAGAAGATCCGAGGACGTAAGCACAAGAATTGGCGTCCGGATCTGATCGTACTTGATGATATTGAGAATGACGAAATGGTTCGAACACAGGAGCAGCGTAAGAAGCTCTATAACTGGTTCACAAAGGCGGTCTCCAAAGCCGGCGACTCGTATACGGATATCGTCTATATCGGAACCTTACTTCATTACGACGCGCTCCTGGCTAAGGTCCTTCAGAACCCTGGTTATAAAGGCAAAATGTACAAGGCTGTTATCCAGTTCTCTGAGTCTTCTCTTTGGGATGACTGGGAAGTACTGTATACGGACTTAGATAATGCCGATCATGAAGCGACGGCTGAGAAGTTCTTTCTTGAACACAAAGAAACCATGCTCGAAGGAACACAGGTTCTCTGGCCGGAGAAGAACAGCTATTACAGTCTGATGAAGTCGAGGATCGAAGACGGTGTGGCCGCTTTCAATTCCGAACTCCAGAACGAGCCTATCGATCCGGAAACATGCCTCTTTAACGAGGATTGGATCGATTACTACAATCCGTTCGAAGTGGATTTCAAGGACGCAGACTTCACCTTCTGGGGTGCTGTTGATCCGTCCCTGGGCAAATCAAAGAAGTCGGACTTTAGCGCGATCATAACGATCGCTAAGAGTACGAAGACCGGGTACATGTACGTCGCCGATGCCGACATCGAAAGAAGGCATCCGGATCAGATCATTGACGACTGCCTAAAGAAGGCAGAATGGATCTTAAAGACATACGGCAAGAAATACAAGGCCTTTGGCTGTGAAACTGTTCAGTTCCAGTGGTTCTTAAAAGAGCAGCTGGGCAAAGCGTCGGCGGCTCGCGGAATATACCTTCCCCTTGTCGAAATCAACTCGACTGGGAACAAGTTGCTTCGGATCCAGACGCTGCAGCCTGATATTAAGAACAAATATATCAAGTTTGAGCGAGGCCAAAAGAAGCTTATTCAGCAGTTGAAAGAGTTCCCTATGGGAGATCATGATGACGGACCTGATGGTCTCGAAATGGCAAAGAGTCTTGCGACCACCCGAAGAGGTGGCCGCTTCGTAATGGTAAAGAACATGTGAGGTGATCTGATGCTTTTCGATTTATCGTTCCTGGATAAAGGCAAAAAATGGCCGCCCGAAAGCGAATTGCCTCGGATCCGTCGGTATGAAGAAAACGAGCGGCTCTTTCTGACAGAGCATGCGGAAGTATGGGCGGAAGAATGGAAGAAGGTTGAAGCACAGTTCCGAAAGTGCAAGATGAAGGTCGATCTCGTTTTGAATTACCATCAGCTCATAACCAAGAAGACCGCGGATTTTGTCTGTGGCGACTTTCCAACGATTGAGAGCGAGGGCGATACGGATATTCTTGTAGAACTAACCGACCGTCTTATGCTGGCACCCAAAACATATGAGGCGTTCATCGATGTGAGCAGATACGGAAACGGAATTTTTAAACATGTCGGAACATCCATTTCAACCGCAACACCTAAGGTCTGGTTCCCTGTAGTTTCAGAAAAAAACACAAAGGAAATTTGCTTTAATGTATTCGGATGGCCGATCGGGAACGAAACTCAGCTATATGTAGAAATTCATTCCCGCGGATCTGTAGATCAGCGTTGGTACGAGCTTGACAAAGAAAAACACGAGATTGGCGATTTGATCAAGTCGGAAGTTTCTAGTGTTGATCCGGATATCTCTACGGTTCTCATTCTGACCAATATCACCCATTCTTCATCCCTATTCGGGATAGATGACTATGTTATTATCAACAGCCTTATAAAGCATCTGATGTGGAGGCTACATTGTGTCGACCTTGTACTGGATAAACACGCAGAGCCTTCTATGGTCGGACCCGAATCCGCACTCGCACAAGATCCTAGGACCGGGGAATATTTCGTACCTCTCGGAAACTACTTTGTTCAGGCTCCCGGGGAGAACAAAGATCCTAAATACTTAACTTGGGATGGAAATCTCGACGCAGCATATAAGGAGATCGACTTTATCATCTCGCAGCTCTACATCCTTTCCGAGATGGGACAGGCCTTCATAGATGGCGGAGGGCAAGGATCTGCTGAATCGGGTACCGCACTCAAACTTAGGATGGTATCGCCACGGATCAAGGCCAAGCGCATTGTGAACCTAAACAAAGGTGCCTTTAAGATACTGCTCGCAGATCTCGCCAAGTTGAACCATATCGATGTGAAATACAAGGATCTATCCATTACCTGGAACGATGGCCTTCCGGTCGACGAAGTGGAAGAAACGAACCGACTTGTAGCAGCCACCGGAGGGAAGGCGATCATGTCCCAGTACGCAGCGATTAAATCCATGGGAAAAACCGATACTGAGGTTGAAGCAGAGCTTAAGCAAATGCAGACAGAAGATGCTACGAGCTCGCCTTATGTGCTTGGAACTGTCGATCAAAATGCAGATATGGAAACGACCCCTTAAGATTGGAGGGAAATCATGAGAGCAGCCATAGACAACCTGTTGGAAATTTATGTGCTGTCTCGTGATGAACTCCTTAATGAGGTACTTAACGGCAAAGGGATCGGGACCAAAGTGTTTGCCAATACCCTGTTAAGATCTTTGCAGAAGCAGATTAAGAAGCTTAAAAAAGCATCATCCGAGTACATTAAGGCTGAAATTCCTAAAGCCTATAGAAAAGCTTTGAAGGAACTATATTCCGAGTACGCTAATGCTTTGAGGATGGAAAAGCCAAATCTGTTTGCAACAATCCACACAGAGGCCATTGAGACGGCGGCTCGGGAAATGCAGTATCAAATCTCTTCCGGCCTTGAACAGGCTGGTCGACGAGCGCAGCGCTATATCAACATAGCCAAAGACGAAGCCTTAAGAACGGAAGGATTAAAAGCAACAGGCGTTAAGTTTGGAAGCGGCCAGACACTTGAAGCGATGAAAGAAAGCCTGAAAAGTTCCCTGTCTGGGCAAGGTTTTCTTTCCGTGCAATACGGATCAGGTCCAAATGCCTATCAGGTCGGATTAGACAGTTACGTAAACATGGTCGCAAGGACTACTACTAAGGAAGTCGGCAATCTCGCAAGGGTGAACGGACTGATCGAAACCGGACACGACCTGGTTAAGATGACAGAACATTATCCGACATGCAGCCTTTGCGCTACCTTGCAGGGACGGGTTTACTCGATCTCTGGTAAAGACAAGCGATTCCCTCCGCTGTCGAAAGCGTTTACCAATGGATATAAGACAGTGCATCCAAACTGTAGACACATAGTTACGCCCTGGATCGAGTCGTTACAGAGTCCGGAAGAGATCAAAGAAGCATCTGCTTTCTCATCCCGACCATTTGAGGATTCACGCGACAAGAAAGAAATCGATCTTTATAACAGCCAGCAAGCCAAATCTCGAGAGTATCGAGAGACGTTAGGTGCATATGAAAGATACAAATCAAGGTTAGGATCGGAAGCCCCGCAAACTCATAAGGAGTTTGTGAAAGTAAAAAATGATCCTGAACAATGGAAGCAGCTACAGAGAAAGTATGCTGTAAAACCAATTAAAGATGCAATATCTGTTGAGCATCCGGATTTAAAACTCGGAGACTTCGAAGTGATCAAAGGGATTGATACAAGAAAGGATGTTGAGGAGTTTCTTACTTCCCGTTCCGCACAAGAGCGCGGTTATTTTACAGATTTTGCAAGCTTTCAAAAATTCAAGTATAATACAGGAGATCATACATATAAGCTGTTCAGTGGATACAGTAGAGCTGTTGATCTCGGAGACATATTGCCTCTTATTAATTTCGAAACCTATGAGCAAGTAGCCTCGGAGGTTGAAAAGGAACTTATCGGGCTTGTTACTTCAGATGGAATGAAGATTACAGATTATAAGACTCATTTCATCGACAGGATTATAGGTCAACACCATGCAGGTGATCCAGGCATTCCCGGATTAAGAAAAGGTGTATCGATTGAAGATGCCAAGGATGCGTTATTGAATTCAATTATGACACCTCTTCACCGGACAGATGATAAAGGCCGATCGAGCAAAAAGTACGAAAGCGAAGTCTGTGTTGTTACACTCAATGACCTCGGAGAACTGATACAGACAAATCCCAAAAGACGAAAGGGGGAATAGCAAAAATGAATCTAAGTAAATCTGATGCTGAGTTCATCAATAAAGAACTGGGTCATGAATATATATCCAGAATGGATGTAAATTCTGTTTTGGCGAAAATTGACGAACTGATCACTTTTAAAGGTTTTGATTCCAACTATGCGCTTAATCCCTTTGGCCGGGAAGCACAGCGCGTTTACGACAGCATTTTATCTTTGAATTAACTCCATATAAGTAACACATTATTGTTAAGAGAGCCTACGGGCTCTTTTAATTTTGCCCAAATTCAGAAAGGAGGGCCTATTTCCCTATGAAAAAGTACATCTAAGGAACTACGGTGACGCTGAAACATAAAGAAAGTGAGGACATGAAAAATGCCTGACGAACAGAAAGACCCTGTCAAGACTACAGACCCTACCCCTGTTATTCCTTCCTCGACATCTGATCCTAGCCCCACTCCCGCCGCAACTCTTCCCGCCATTGCTCCTGTTCCCGCTGCTGATCCCGCGCCGGCTCTGAACGAATCGGCCCCAAAGATCACCCCGGAGGAGTATCAGGAATATAAAGCCTGGAAGGACTCGCAGGAGAAGAAGGATCCCGAAGCGGCCAAGGCCTCCGCTCCCGAGAGTGCGGAGCTGATCCGCCTCCAGACCGAGAACATTGCCATGAAACAGGCCATTCCCCCGGAAGCAATTGACAAGTATGTCCGCCTTGCTATGACGCACCAGACGGAAGGAAAATCCATCGCGGACAGTATCACAGCAGCCCTTGCAGATTTCCCCCTTCCTGCCGTAACGGTTCCTGGAAGCGCGGCCAACCCGAGCTTGCCGCCGGCGAAGTCTGCAGATGATGTTTATCTGGACAGTAAGTACGGTAAGAACCCGTACTTCAAGAAATAAGGAGGCATATTCATGCAGTACAATTCCGTTTTTGTTGACGAGAAGTATTCCAAGATCGTTGAACCCAACCTCTACGGCGACGCCATTCTCCAGCCCGGTATCTCGTGTAACGATGTATATTCTGGAGACGCCGCCTCCGGCCTGGTCAAGATCTATCGTATCATCCGCGATGCAGCTGAGGATCCCAAGACTCCTGCAGGTGAATTTACACATGGTGAGCAGTCAAACGAGCTTATCGATCTTCGCCTGAACAACGCATTCAGAAAATCGAAAAAGATTTTTCAGGTGACGGCCAATGCGGTTCCCTACAAGCTGGGAGAAGAGACGCTTCAGGTTGCGATTATGGACAACGCTGAAGACCGACAGTATGCCGGCCTTGCGTGCCTCGCAAAGGAAGGCACCACATCAGCTGACACGGCTGCTATCACCGCAGCGAATGTTAAGACGAAGGTTGTGGCAATTCGGAAAGAAGTCAGAAAATCGCATGCCAAGGCTGATACGGCTATCGCGTCTGTCGATGTGTTTGCGGCGATGCTGGAAGCTGCAGGCAGCTCCTATACGCCCGTTGCCAACGAGAATACATTGACGACAGGTCGAATCGGAAAGTGGATCGGAATGACATGGTACGAGGGCGATCTGCTCGATAGAGCGGCTGCTAAGTACTACGATTCGACCGGAACCTTGCAGACTGTCGATCTCACAAAGGTTGAACTGATGATCTACGATCACCGCGCATTCCATGTTGTCGACAATCTCATTGCGCAGCGTATCGTCGATGCAACCGACTTTGTCGGTTCGTATGCCCAGAACGAAATCAATACGGGATTCCGCGTATCGAACGCCAAGTGTGCTGTGATTAAGGTTAAGGCCTAGTCTCAGCCACTACCTATACAGAAGCGGATCGAGGGCTCTGAATAAGGGCCCTTGATCCGGTGGAGGTAACAAAATGCTTACTGTTGGAGTGGAATCATATCTGGATGTCGAACTTGCTGATTTGTATGTTTCTACACAGTATCGGTCGACGTCAGCAGAAAAAAAGAGATGGAACGCTCTTACCACTGAAGACAAGGAAATCCTTCTTCGTCAGGCATGCGCAAAAATCGAAATGCTTCCATTCGGCGGAAGAAAGGTATCGACCACGCAGACTCTCGCGTTTCCCCGGCTGCCGTACCAATATGCTCAATCACTTGAGATACCTGCAGACGTCCGCGCGGCACAAGTTGAGCTGGCGATCTGCCTCGGTGATGATTCAGCTGAAACGGCTAAGAAGAAACGTAAGAGCTTGCAGCAGTCCGGCGTCACCTCGTTCTCGATCGGAGGCGCAAGCGAGTCTTTCGCAGATTCAAGCGGCGCTCCGAACTCGCCAATGAACGAAATCTACCAGTACCCGAATGTTTACCGGCTCTTGAATCGATACCTTTCCGGAGGCCGCCAAATCTTGTGAGGAGTGATTCTTGATGGATGAGCTTTATCTTCCTAACTATGCTGCATTGCGCAGGGTTTCTGGCACTCCTTCCAGGAGAGGTGAGAAAGTGTATGCCGCTCCTGTACTGATCTCGTGCCGCATCGATGCATCCGTAAAGGTGATCAAAAAGACGAACGGCGAAACAGCCGTTACAAGCGCGGTTGTGTATACAAATGCGGAGATCACCGAAGGAGATCTCTTAAATGATCTGGATGTACTTGAGGTCAGCAAGTTACAAAGTGTGTTCGGCGAAGAAGAAGGATACAAGGCGGTGATCTGATGAAGAAATTTCGCGTTACTCTCGATGACAAAAAACTGAACAAAACCATAAAACAATCACAAAAGAAGAACCCTGTAGAGACGGTTAAAGCAGTCCATGAGTGTTTGCTTGATTTGGCCGGAGAATCTGCCAGAAGAGCGCCGATTGAGTCAGCAGATCTAAGGAACGATTGTCATGCGGAATTGAATGGTAGAACCGTGTATGAGAAGCAAGCATCAAAAGGCCTTCCATCTGGAAATCTGAAGGCGTATGGGAAAGTAGGATACTCGCTACCGTATGCACTCAGACAACACGAGGAGCTGGACTACAGGCATGACAGAACGGATGGATACGTTCGACCGGACGGATCCACGGTAAACATGGTGGCAGGAGGCGAGGCGAAGTATCTGGAGCGGCCTTGGGAAGAGCGAAAGGGCCGTTATATTCAAAGGATTAAGCTTGTCGGGAAGTTGGTGTTAAAAAAATGAATGATCTTCTGGATCTGATTGCTGACTTACTCGAGAGCAAAGGAGAATCCAATATCTTCACTGGAACGCTTCCTGCAAAGCCGGATCAACTCATATCCCTCTTCTTATACGAAGGAGAGGTTAAACACTACTTTTGCATTACGGTAATTAACCCAAAGCTTCAGGTTCGTGTCCGAGCACTAACATATGTCGAAGCCAATACTATCTGCGAACGAGTTTCCAAAATCCTTGACCGATATCACGACCAAAACATATGTGTACAGCAGATAAGCCCGGTGCTTGACATAGGCTTTGACAGCGCTACACCGCCGCGGCGAGAGTTCACCGCGAATTTTATCATTAGGAGGAATTGATATGCTTTACAACGGAATTACAGGCGGAATTAAAGCCGGTGCCACAGAACTTGCGGCAACAGACGTTCTGCATATGTCCACATGGGACGTCGACATGAGTACAGACATCAAAGAGATCAGCTCGTTCGGCAAGGAGTACAAGGAAAAGCTTCCGGGTATAAAGGACTGGTCAGCAAGCGCTTCCGGTGCTGCCGACTTTGAGACGGCCTCCGGGCAGAAGACTCTTCTGGACGCGTGGAACGCTGGACAGAAAGTATTTGCGACTTTCCTGCTGACGGAAACTACCTTCTTTAAGGGTACTGCTCTTATCGAGTCTATCAAGATTTCTCAGGATGTCGAAGGCAATGCAACCATCGATATAAGCCTGACGGGTACGGACGGTGTCGTACTTACTATTCCCGCATAATGAAGGAGGGTCATCATAATGTTTATTAAGGCAGGAGAAAAGCAATATGAGCTGAACACTAAGCTCGGAACAGCAAAACGAATCGAAGGCAAGTTCAAATTGCCTATCACAAAAATCTTCGAGAATATCGAGACAGCACACATTAGTGAGTTGATGGATATTCTCTATATTTCTGCTCACGCTCCCGGAGTAACTGATCCGGACTTCTTCGCGGCCCTCGACGACAATCTTGACTATACGGACATTATGTCCACAGTACAGGAATTCGTCTTGCGGATCCTCTTCTCTGGAGATGATGACGCCATAGCGAGAAAGCTGGAGAAGTACCCGGTACCGGAAGACGTAAAAAACCAGTTCAGGGAGATCTTGGGACTTCCGGTTGTGAAGATCGAAAAACCGATTGCAACAACGGAGAGTCTGAATCCCGAGAATCTCCCTGGATAAACTGGGCAGATTTGCTAACGGATGCCTTTACAATCGGTATCCACCCACCAGAGCTCTATGATATGGAGCTCTGGGAGTTTAATGCCTGTATGAAATCCTACAATTTGTCATGCGAAAAGACAGAAAAAAGGGCAATTAACAGAGCATGGCTAACAGCCAATTTCACAGGAGCGGCATACGCCGGGAAACTCAAGAAACTTGAAAACTATACAGAACTCCTCGTTCGCAAGCAAGGGCCGAAGGTATCAAAAAAAGAATTCGAGGATAAACTACAACGTGCCGAAGCGGCACAAAAAAGATGATTATTGGGGGTGTGGCGAATGGCACTGGCTGACTTAGTAGTTAAATTTGGAGCGGATACTTCCGGTCTGGATAAAGGCTTTCGCCGCACCCGCGGTAATGTAGAATCTCTTAAAAGTGGTATAGCATCGCTTGTTAAAACAGGATTGAGCCTTTTGGGGCTATCTGTTGGTTTGCATAGCCTTGTTGATGCATACAAGTCATACGCCGCAATGGAATCGAATATTCAGCGTACAAACGATCTGTTTGGAGCTTCTCAGAAATATATATCTTATTTTGCTTCAAATACAGCTAAGCAGTTTGGCATAGCCGAAACCGCAGCGTATCAATACGCCTCCACTTATGGAAACTTGTTCAAATCAATAACAGCATCCAACAATGAGAACGCGAAAGTCACAATAGCGATGCTTAAAGGCTCGGCTGTGGTAGCGAGCAAGACAGGCCGGACCATGGACGATGTCATGGAGCGTATCCGCAGCGGTCTTCTTGGCAATACGGAATCAATCGAAGATTTAGGAATTAACGTTGGCGTCGCCTCGCTCCAGATGACAGATGCATTCAAGACAATTGCCAATGGACGCTCCTGGGATAAGCTTAATTACAGCGAACAGCAGCAGGTCCGCACGCTCGGAATATTGGAACAAATCACTTCGAAGTATGGCGATACTGTCACCAACAACGCGGCTTTTTCCATGTCTGTTTTATCCGGATCCTTCTCGGATTTCGGCGCTTCGGCAGGGTTATTATTAAGCGCAGTTATCAATCCAATAATCAATGGACTTATCATTGTCGTACGAGCAGCTACCGCTGCGACTAAGGCGATAGGAAACTTCCTGGGCATAAAATTCAACACAACAACAAGTGACGAAGCGGATAGCATTGCGGCAGCCAATAATGATATTGCCACTTCGGCTAATAAGGCAACAGCTGCTTCAGCCAAACAGAAGAAAGCTCTAATGGGTTTTCAGGAACTCAACATAGCAGACTTCGGTTCTTCAAAATCAACAGCAGCAGATACCTCCGGAGGATCTTCAGCATCTACCGGATCGTCAGTGTTTGATAGTATTGCGATGCCCGAATATGAAGCACCGGCAATCGATACCGACTCTGCAGAAGCATCCATTGCTAAATTCGTTGGTCTCTTCAATTTTGAGCCCATTAAGCAGTCGTGGCAGAATTTAAAAACCGCATTGTCGCCTATAGGAGAAAAGGTTGGCGAAGGTCTTAAGTGGCTCTGGGATAATGTTCTCGTGCCATTCTCGCAGTGGACTATATCTGATCTTATCCCTTCATTTCTTGATGGATTGTCGGCTGGAATAGGGGTTTTAAATTCAGTGATCGATGCCTTAACTCCATTAGGACAGTGGCTCTGGGATTCGTTTCTACAGCCAATAGCACAGTGGACAGGCGGAACAATCATATCTATTCTCAAAGGGCTTGCAGACGGACTCACGGCTGTTTCAACGTGGATTCAAAACAATCAGCAAGCGGTAGAGGTCCTAGCTATTATTATAGGATCTTTTGCAGCGGCCTGGGGCATATTATCCGCTGCAGTAACCATCTGGAATGTCGTGTCAGCCATTGCCACGGGTATTACGACCGCCTTTGGTGCTGCGGTTGCTTTTCTCACTTCGCCGGTCTTTCTTGTCGTCCTTGCGATCGCTGCACTGATCGCAATCGGTGTGCTTCTATACAAGAATTGGGATACGGTATCTGCATGGCTGACCAGCGTGTGGGAGGGAATAAAGACTACAGCGGTCAATGTCTGGAATTCAATCAAAGATTTCTTCGT